CGCCACTCTGTTGCCCACCACCGACAGGTGCTCCTTGTGGTGCACCACCTCCAGCCATAGCTGCCATAGCTGCTTCAGGTCCACCTTCAGCCCCACCAACTTCAGGACCTTCTGGACCAGTTGGTGCTGCTTGCATCGTTCTCTTGTAACGTGAGTAGTTTAGATGCTCGTTCATGTGCGCCCGAATGATATATCCATATTTCTTGTCGTCTGCTGCTTCTCTGTGAACCGCCATGTGGACTTCGTGGTCATCATCTGGATATACAGGCTGTTCCTTTCCTTCAAGCATTAGTTCATTTTCAGCTACCGCAATTTGCTCATCCGAAAGCTCCTCTCCAGTTGCTTTCAAGACTGACTGAGATGGACTACCTGCCCTCATTTGAAGGATTCTTTCCTCTCGTGTTCTTTGTAAAACCCCATCAATATCTCCAAACTCCAAGTATTCCAGAAGGGTCTTTTGGTCTATTGCACCCAATCGGTACAACTCTTTAAGCCTTTCTTGTCTGGCTTCTTTAGTGTAAGCCAGCCAGCTTCCAACCTTTACTCTAACCTCATTATCAGCCCCAATAATTGCAAGAGGGAGTCTCATTTCTCCAAATTTGTAACCCTCTTTTTGTTGTGTTCTTAAACGATCTTTAGCGTTTTCCCCAGCAGCCATGAAATAATCCGGCTTTCCACCTTCGCCAGTAACCATAATTAGGCGAGCTGAGTTCCAAGATTCTGCCACCATTCTCAAAATCTTTCTTCCTGAGCGAGAAAGGAAGTCTTCAAGGTTGTCAACCAAATCATCTTGGTTTGTAGCATCGGCCTGACGAAGTTCAGCAATACCTACACCTGATTTCACACCGCTTGGAATTCTTCCCAGGGTCACATCGTGAGCACCTGAAAGATCTTCAAAATATGTTCTAAATGCAGCAATCTGTTCTCTTGGTGCACCTGGAAGTGGGGCAATAGGCAAACTTGTAACAGTAGACCCACGATTCTTCTCAATTATCTGCCCGTGCTGATTAACAATAACCCTGACACCAGAATTTTTATCAATAACGAATCGCCCTCGTGCAAACAGGTGGTTGTATTCAAAAATATGACTTTCAAGAGAATCAATTACTCTGTTTATAGGAATTAAATGCTTGGCCCAGCTTTCTCCGTAAACTTCCAAGGGTGTAAGATCTCCCTGGTAAATCTCAAAAGGATACTCTTGCTGGTCAAATAACTTGTTATAGACAGGGCGGTCTAGTTGGTCTAGAAAGTGCATAACTCGCATCTTAAAGGAGCCGTCCTCTTGACGCTCCCTTTTCCACATTTCATACACGGTTACAGTTGGAGCATTTCCTTGTGATTCTTGATGACGGTGTTGAGTCACCTGCATCAAAAACCTCTTATATTCCGCTGAAGCTAATTGATTTTGAGCTTGAATCTCTCCCGTGTTTTGGTACTGGGGATTATTTTTAACAATCTCCAAAGGCATAGTGCTTGTTTTGAAAACAAACTCAGCACCATGATCTGTGTCGTTGATGTTGGCAGATCTCACATTTGGATCAATGTAAAAGTCATAAGGGTCTACGGTGCGAACAATAATTCTTCCGTCTGGTCCTATCTCGAATTGCCAGATGCCAACAGAGAACACCAAAGCCTGTGTGATAACCTCTTTAATTGCCCTTTTGATATCAGATTTCTCATAGATATAATCCAAGATTTTTCCTGAATAGCGAGCATTTTCTATTGCTGATTCTGTTGTTACACTAGGGAGGACTTCCCATTTTGGCCTAAAAGAAGTAACTTGGTTTCTTACCGCCCTCAAATGCGCCCACATAAGGTTGATGGGGATTTTTACTCCACTACGATTTCCGAAAGTTACCGTGTTAGTGTTTCGGTTGTAGCGTGCGTAATGATATCCACGAAGATAAAGGCTTCGGACCAACCATTCCCAATCATGTTTTCTTCTGGTTTCTTTGGAGTAATTAAAAAGACTTCTGGCTGTAGCTACAAGCTCTTTTTCTCTTTCTTCCTCCATCTCTTCAGCAATTTCTTTTACTGAGAATTCAGGGGTCTCTTTTGTAGCATTGTCTGCTCTTTTTGCTATTTTGTCGTTTTTCTTTTTTGTTGCCATTTTATACCTTTACTTTTCCATTGGAATTTCCATAAGGATCAACATAATCACCTTCAACATCAACTTTCACATCACCTGGAACCGTCATGGGATAGTGCTCATTAAGCTCTACCATATTGGGAGTTTCCTCGACTATTTCATTTTTGGTGGGACGTGGGGTTGCATATTTAGGCTGGTTTTCCACAGCAGTCTTTAATTCCCTGATCTCCTGCACAATCATCCGTGTAGAAATATATAGGGCAGCTAAGATTAGGACAGTTAATATTATTTCCATGTCTATAAATGCAAAAACGACACTCCTTCGAGTGCCGTGCAGTCTTTGCTTGGCCAGTGGCCCAGGCTGTTATAAATACAGGAATATCACTTTTTGATATTCTCTGTCAAGGTAGACCCTTTACTTGTAGGGTTGTTTTTTTGCCTAAGTGTCACTTCGTCCTTGAAAACTATATCACGAATTACCCCTTCTCTCATAATAAGTTGGAGTGTGATTTCCCCAAAACCAGTGATTTTTGACATTCCTTCTATCTTGCGATCTAAAGTAGAAATAACTTGAGACCACCAGCTGACTGGCATGTGCATAGCCTGTGGTGCATTTGGGTCTTGGGTTTCTTGTGGATTTTGTTTTTCTTCAGCCATTTTTAGATATCGTCTAAAGATACAGGTAGTCCCCCTTCTAGACTCCCTAACATATTACCATCTTTTTCCCCATAAGGTGAAGTCCTAGCCATGTCGTTACCTTTACTCCTTTGTAGTGGAGTAACAATTTCATATCCACTGGGAGTTCTTGATGGGGCAGGGAATCTTGACATTATCATGTACCTCATTGCATCAATAGCGTGGTCATTCCAATCCCTTGGAAGCTCTGGCTCGTTTCTTGAAACAAGTCCTCGCATCCTCTTCCATTGATATTGTGGAATCTCGGAAATTAAATTAATACAATTACTAAAAATAAACAAGCGTGGAGCACCCACCTGGCTAGTAACGGGGTGTCTTCTGTTAGGATCCACACGCATAAATTCACGAACACGGTTTAGCCCACCCAAAAGCTCATTGTTTGCAGGTGTGGCCCAAATACCATAGTCTTCATATTCCTCTAAAACCGACCAGGGCATACCGTCTTTCTCTCGTGTTTTGGCCTGTGTTGAGGGGTCTATCAACCAAAAAGAAATCTCTTGCCCTTCTGATTTTCTCAAGATTTCTTTGGCGTGTTGGGAAACTACGCCAGGATTATAATATTCATCGTAAATAAAAAGATTGTTGTCATAGTCTATAGCTCCCCAAAGCACAGCTGTCGGGTTAACCATACCATGATCTATGGCAACCAATCTCTCCCATCCTTCTGGTATTGGAAAAGGTTGGATCACGTGAATCCTTCGGTTAAACTCTGTGAAAATCTGGCCCTCAAAAACCTCCCAGTCCCCTTCAATAAATCTTTTCTGCATTGCCTCTGGGTATGATTTACGAAGCGTCTCAATGTAATCAGGTGGCAAATGGGGATTGTCGTATGTTGGAGCCTCAATAATCTCATTTTCAGCTTTATCTAGTGTTCCTTCGTCTGATGGTTTTTTAAATCTGTGGTAAATCCAATTTCCTGGCTCTGGGTTACAAGTAATAAACCCATAACGATTAGGGACAGTATTAAGTCGGAGACGAGATTGGAGGATCATGAACACCTGCTCGGAGATTTCCTCAGCCTGGTCGATATAAAACCATCCTAAGTTAAGCGACAAAAGCTCCTTCTCTGAGATCTGGTCCAAGTGCCTAAAAATAATCTCAGATCCATTTATGAAACGGACTTTGTTTTCTGACTTCACCCATGCACCACCTTGGGTCTCATCATAGAATTCTGGTGGGCAGAGTTTAAAAAATTCTCTTTGGGTTGTTTCCCGAAGAGCTGGGTAAGTAAGTCTTCCTATTAACCCGAAGTTACCAGGATACCCAGAAAGAAGAAGCCCCCGTAAACATCCAGCAGTGGTCTTTCCATTTCCGAATCCTCCCGAATAACAAGAAAACTTAGCTTTTGAGGTAATAAATTCAGACTGTTTTGGGGTGGGAGTTATTGTGAACCTCTCTTCAAAATCAGGTGTTTTTGGCGGTTGTTGGTAAGAAGACCTTGGAATCATTTTGATTGTGACTTTACTGTGGCATCAATAACTGGCTCATATTCTTTGGGCACAAAAAGATCCTCAATTTTATCTTGTGGTACACCAACCAGAACAAATGGGGTGATGCGTGATGGTGGTTTCTCTGCATCCATTTTCTTCCCCAAAAGGTCAATAAATATCTGAGCGTCTTTTGGTGAACGAAGTTTGGCCCTCTTCACAATGGACCATGCAATGTCTGGGAGCTGATCGTATGCCCAACGCCAAAAATGTTGGAGACGTTTTGATTGAAAATCCTCAGTCTCCTTCCAGCGAGTAGTATATCTTGGAGGGAGTTTCCAAAGTTGCTCAAAATCTTTCTGGGTTTTAGGGTCTCTTAATTCTTGGGGAAGTGCCGACCATTTACAAAACTCCTCGTAAGCTTCCTGGTGTTTGTCGTGCTTACGGTCTCTCTGTGCAAGTTTTCTTTCTTTCTCAACTTGAAGAAATTTGGGTACTGGAACACCTAATTCTTGTTTGAGCAGTTTTTGAGCAGTTGCTTTCATCGAATACATTCTGTCACATCTGACAAATTTTATCCATTTAAGAGCACAAAACTGGGGGATTTCTCCCCCAGCTGTGCTCAAGATGTTACCACATCCAATAGCTGAATGGGAACAACTCTCCGTAGGCCGGAGGATCAATTACCACTGCGGTAACTAATTCTCCACCTCCACATCCATTCTTCTGTTGAAGTCCAAATGTGTAACCGAGTGCGGGATTAAGCTCGGTAATTTCATTTACTCCGTTGTTTGGTTGATCCGCTTTGGCGTGTTGCCAACCAGCTTGATCGTTCTCTCGGAAGTAAATATTAACCTGATCTCCTTCAGTTGGAACCCAACGCAACTCCGCTGTGCTTCCATTTCTGAAAACATGGAAATTCTGAGGGACTAATATAGTCTCTCCATTGGGGCATACTGGAGCAGATGGTGTTGAGAAGGAGGAAGGAGTTCTTGGCTCCTCTGGGTCTTCAGGTTCTTCAGGAACCTTACAAGCACCTTCTACTGCACCTTCTGGTGGATCTTGGTTTACTGGAACATATACAGTCTCGTCTTCCACACAATAAGGAAGTTCGTCATAAACACACAAAGAATTGTTTGGCTCTTGCTCGCCAGTCAACTCTTCAACTGGAGTATATTCTTGAGCTTGTGGGTCTGTGCAGACACCAACACAATCTTGTGGTTTATAGACTGTACCATTGGAAGATTCCTTATATGTTTCGTCTCCTGGCCGCCAAAAAGGAACGTCTGTCCAATCCCCCCAGTCATCATTGTCGCTTTCTTGACAATCGTACCAGAAGCTATGGTCATCACATTCTCGGTACTGTTTCTTCCAGGTCACTTCGACCTCATAATCGTAAAAGGTCTCATTTCCCCAAGAACCAGAACCAGTGCCAGTTATGTTGGTTGGAACCCAACGGAAATCATAATAAGTGTTACCCCTTTTTACTTTATCCTCATTTCTTGTTTCTGGGTTCGCAGTAACCTCCCAACCGAGACAATCAACAACAGCCTCCACACCTTCATCCCAAGCTTTTACTAAAGTAGCTCTGTTTGAAAGCGCAAAAACTCCGAGTCCAATCAGGGCAGCTATAGCTAATGCTCCGATTAATAGTTTTTTCATTTTTATCACCTCCTTTCGTAACCTCAACCCTCTATTTCTAGAGGGCTGAAATTATTATTGAGGTAATTGGATTAAAGGAATCGCATCTCCACCCAACATATATTGAGGGAGTTTCCCATCCCATTTTGCTATCCACTCCTTTTCAAGGAAGGTCTCAGTAATAGTTTGGCTCTGTAGTCTTTGGGATTCAGCCTGAGCTTCAGCTGCTCTAACCGAGGCTTCTTTCTCAAACTCTGCACGAGCTGCAATATTCTTTGCGGTATCAACCTTAACTTCCTCGATCTGTTTTGCTTCAATGGCACTCACATAATTTGGAGTAAATTGAATTTCCCGAATAAGAACCTGATCGAGAATAATCCCGTTTTCCTCAAGTTTAGATCTGATATTCACATCAATTGCCTCTGCCAGCTTAGTTTTACCCTCTCCAACATATAAAGCATCTGCACTAAAGTTAGACGGTTCCACTCTTGCTGCACTTCGAGACTCAGCTCTCACAATCTTATCGACCAAAGCTTGCTCTGAACCAAATTTTTGTACAACCCAAATAGCCTTAGTTGGGTCAATCGAGAAACGAATCGTGTAGTAAATATCTACAGGTTGACCATCAGAAGTGTTGGTGTCTACCTGGGTTTCTTTATAGTCAGATTGTGATTGTTTTTGGTCTTCTGACTTCATTGTTTCGTAAAGTAGAAATTTTGTGTTGATATAATTTGTCCCCTCAATAAAGGGGGTAATCACATGTGCACCTGGACCCAAAACTCTTCCTGTTGGATTACCAAATCTGGTAACAACAGCAACTTCACCAGCGTCAACTTGACGGAACCCCGCCAAAGGGATAATTAAAAGAAGCACGGCGACAACTCCTACTGCAATAAGAGCTGCATAACCACCATTATTTTTTCTTGTCATCTTTCTCCTCACCTCCCTTCTTCCCAGCTTGTTTACCTTCTAGGTAAGCAGTGTAAATTACACCCACTACACCAAGGATTATCAGAAGGTCTAGTATAAAAATGATTAATCGCATATTTCTTTAAAAACCTGTTTGATTATCTGAATTAAAATAGTGGCAAAATCTTCTGTTAGGACATTACCTTGATTACTTTTAACAAAAGATTCGATCTCTATTTCAATTTGTTTGTAAAACTTCTCCTTCAGCTGGGTAGTATTCAAGTGTTGCTTCTCCATCTCCAACAGTTATATTGGTCAGGGGTGACTTGCTTTGGTAATTTTTAAGCATTGCGTTTTTCTCTAATCTTAAATTCTCTACGTTCTCCGGTGAGACTGTTTCTTTCAATAATGCGATACCAACCATTTCCTTTTGGCTCACGCAATATCACAATCCACTTTTCTTGTTCGGGTTCACCGAAAAGCAAATTATTTATTATTTTTTTTATCCAGTTCATCTTCCTTTTTTGGCTCGTACTTCTCTACTTTAAGAAAAGGTTTACCCCTCTTTGTGACTATTAGGGGCAGGTCCCCAATCACATCGTAAAAATTACGAAGGAAGGTTCTAATAGAAACTAACTTCATCGTCATGACAATCCTAATGTGAAACAAGCTGTCATGTCAAGAGTTATTCTTCTTCGTTGTTACCGTATAGGTCAATGAATCTAATCTCGGAACGACCTTCAAGATATGAGTATCCATGTTTTCGAAGTGTCTCTTCCGAAAAAAAGCGGGCAGGGACTTTAATAGCCCCAAGTTTCTCCCATTCTCCCTTTGTAGCTGCATCCATAGCATCTTCGATTTCTTTGATCTCCGCCTCGATCTGCTTTTTGGCTCTCTGTTTTTCAAGGATTAAGCGATAAGCCCCTTTCATAAAGTCTTTAAGTGCCTTTTGTTCTTCCTCAACAATCTCTTGCTGTAAAGAACCCATAAACTCCTCGGCGTTTTCTTTTAAGGATTTTTGAATTGTTGCCAAAGCACTTTGTTTTTTCTTTTTAGCCAATACTCTCACCCCCTTTCGGTTTAAATCTTAATTGGACATATTCTTCTAAAATAGGTTGAGTCTTTCCGTTTTCTACATGATAGTTTTCGTGATTTTGCCACTTGTTTCTCTCGGCCTCAATTTCCTCATAGAGAGGTAGGGAAAATGCACCCTTCTCTAAAGCCTCGACAACATTGGCATCCAAACCAACACATTTCATGTCTCTAGATCTTTTAATCCAAACAAAATAAGGGGAGTAAGCTGGGTCATCAATAAGCTTGCGAATATCCTCTATGTGGCGTTTAACTGCATCTGTTGAAACTTTCCAAGGTGGTGGTACAAATTGATTGAAAAATATCCAAAAAAGAAGATCTATGGGTTTGGTAATCTGCTTAATGTGGTTATATTTATAAACTGCATCTAGGTTTTGAGCATACAAGCGTTTGCTGGTCTCTTTAGCCCAGATTTCCCTAATAAGCTTGGTTGCCCCCCAGGGGTCGTCTTTGTGTATAAACTCAGTTTGCCATCTCATTTTTGTTGGGTGGGATAGGTATCATTGGTGGGTTCTTTTCAATCTTATCTTCCACCTCATCTAAGGCTAATTCCAACACGCTAATAATCTGCTCCGTGTTCAAAAAAGGGGTGTTAGCTTCAATAGAGAGACGGATTCTTCCCAAAGATGGATTTATAGAAAAACGAACCTTGCCACCAAAAGTTCCGTGTGTGATTTTAGTTCTCGGCTGATTTTTTTGATTCTTCATTTTCTGCTTCTTTAATAAATTGAGCCATCGCCCCATCAATGTCTTTTGAAATTATATAGGCTACAGCCTCCCCTCTCCTGGTAATCAGGATTGGGTTTTTTTGCGCTTCTGCCAAATACTTAGAAATGTTTTTTCTAAATTCCTTAATCCCGATTTTTAACATTAGTTTGTTAATTCTTTCTTGTCTTCCCGATTAATGTGACCCAAAAAATCATCCATACTGGCTGGTAGGGCCATGACTTTCTTCTCGATCTCTTTAAGGACTTCGTTTAGTGCTTCTTGGGCAATTCGGCTGCCACTTTTAAGTCCTTCTGAATAATTTAAACCACCATACAATACAAAAAGAAGCATTATACCAACAATCCCCATAAAACTAACATCTAGGGCTTGGAGAAAAAACGAGAGTACCATTATTACTAAAAACTGTTCAGGGTGAAGCAAGGTTTCTTTGGCCATCCTTTTATTGAAGGCCCAAAACCTTTGCAAATAATTTGATTGTTTTTCTTTTATTCCTGCCATATTTCCCACTTTTTAGGATCTAGTATTTTGGTTTTACCAGTCTTTACATTTTGGGCAAACCACACAAACCCCCTTGCTTTTTTGATTAACTGAGCTAACTCTAGTTGACGTTCTGAGAGTTCGGCTATAATCTTTTTCTTTTTCGGTCTTGCCATGTGTACACTATTATCCCACAATGTCATGACAAGTCAAGTGGTTTTTTTCTTTTTAGAAATTATTGTGTATCCTACACGCCCTGTCGCTGTTCTTTTAAGTATAATTGGCACATTTAAAGGCAGATCTGAGGCAATAACTTTAACAAATTCAACTGTCTTTTTTTGTGTCATTTTTAAGCTGTTCCATAAGTTCCTCGAAATCAGGAAACTGCTGTTTAATTTCTTGGATTACCTCTAGGTTGTTTGGAGTCATGCGATCTTCTCTTAAAATTCTCCCCACTACACGATTCCATTTTGCGGTGGTTCCTTTGTGAGCATCTTCAAAAGCTTCGTAATCGTCATATCCATAAAGGTCTTTTAAGTAATTTGAATATTGGACTTTCCAGTTAGGTGAGAATCTCCCTCTATTGAAGCTAATAAGAGGCTCCAAGGGTGGTTGTTCTCCCTTAAAATAATATTGTGAAAGTGTTTCTATGTCCTCTTTGTATAACTTTTCAAATTTTTCGTTGTTGTAGACCCCAAATTCCAACAAACGAAGGTCATCTTTTGAGATATACACAACATGGGCTTCGGGCATATCTTTTGCCTTAACATAATGAAAAGCTTGAAGTACGTGATTTTCGGCTGGACCATTAGCTTCGTAAACATCGTACATATAAGAAGAACAAGATTTCACTTCCAAAACAGTCTCTTGAAGTCCGTCAGGGAAGTGTTCTTTCAAATGATCCACAATTCTGGTCGTGGCTTTACTAAAAAACTCAGGCAAATTCAGTTCTTTAAGTTTGTTCTCAGCCTCTCCCCAGTCTGGCTTTCCCCCCGCCAAGTGGTCAAGCCGACCTGTTACTTCCAAAAGACCTGGGTATTGAAAGCTCACCCACTCTTGGGAGTCAATCAAAATTCCGGCCCTTCTTAGCACCAGTTCCACCACCCACTCCATTAAATTCCCAGCTTCAAATTTTCTAAGAGATCTGAGGTTTGGAGGATTGCTTGGCTCCTTGCCAATCATCTTTAAATATCTGTCAACATAAGAACCACCTAACTCCGAGGCCCAAATTTTGTTTCTGGGGAGAACTGGCTTGGGATCCCTTTGCGAAAGAGACTCATTCCAAACATCATAGAAAGACCAGTTTAAGTTACTCATTTCTTTTTTTGATTCCAAAGAAGAAAGCTAAAATAAATATTCCACCGATCAATATAAGTGGCCAAACAAACACAGCGAACATGCCAACAACAGAAAGGCCTATGATTGTCGCTATGAAGTCCCCCGTATCTCTAAAATTATTTAGATCCTCCTTTTTAAGGAAAGTTCTTCCGAGGAAAAAAGAAATGGTGGAAATAATCACAATCCCAACCAGAAGATAGATAGCAAATGTCATGCCAAAAGTGTATCTTTGTCAAAATGTCATGTCAAGAGGTAGTAAAACCTTCTGATAGAGAACTCTGTCATCTTGTGGTTAATTTTGGAGCGATCAAAAACACAATTCCAGTATTTGTCGTGATGTCTACCGATCACCCTCATTTTGTCTCCTGTCCGCTTGTCCTCCCAAATTTGCCCAGCTTTTATTTTTTCGACTTTTTTCATCCAAGAGTCTCTCTATTGTTTTATCAGATATAAGTCTTGTACGGTAGTATTCCTCATAAAGTCTCCCACAAGAGGGGCACTCTTTTACTTCCCACGTTTCATAATAGTCTTCTTCGGACCTGCCTCCACCAATTTTATCTTTTTGGTGCATTTGTACTAAACAAATTGGACAAACCATTATTTCTTTTTTAAATGTTGCGGGCAGGGTGAGTAAAGTCTCCAAGCTGTTTGCTCGACTTCGGTATCTTTGTGATATTTGCCTCCTTTGAAATATTTTTTGTAAACCTCAGCCTTCATTACGCAACCGCATTTATGAGTCTTAAAATTGCCAGAAGTATTTTGGAGTAATGCCCCAGGGGGAGAAGAAAATGTTGCCATGTCTTTAATCTATCAATGTCATGACTAATAATCAAGAGAGTTTTTTGAATTTAAATTGTTTTGCCAGATTGGGAAGTTCGTAGCTTTTAAGTCCATATAGGGCGATAAAATGTCTTGGAACTAGCCAGTTGCCAGAAGGTGTGTGAACCTCAACCTCGTAGCCTTTTTCTTTGCAGAGGTTTTCCACAAATTCCTCAATACTGGGGTCTGTGTACGGTCTCCACCATTTAGGCTTCTTCATTTAGTTTCTTTTCCCTTTGGGTAAAAGCTTCTTTGATATTGATTAAAGCGTCCAAAAACATTGCCCCACCACCATCCTCGATTGCCTTTTTAGGAAGGACCACAGAAACCTCCCAAAGCTTTCCTTTAATTGGTTTATAAATCGTCAAAATAATCTGGTTGTCTTTAATCACCCTTTTGGTAACTTCTTTGGTGGGCCAACCTCTTTGGTCTGTGTCTGCGGGCTTCATAATTTTTTCTGTAAATTCCCTCCAATTAAACCAATTAAGAGAAGAAAAGGAATGAGCAAAATAATTAGGGGCAGGAGAACTAGAATCTCAATTATTTTGAAGACAGGCTCCATGTTGTAATCAATTTCCAGTTTTATCATTTTTAGCCTTTACTATTTTGTCCATACTGTGCTCTGGATAAAGGGCATCAATTTCTTGGCGAAGCATCACTTTTTTGTGTTTAGTGAAGTGAGACTTCATGCTTTGGACTCTTCTGTAACGATTGTCACTAAAAGGGCTGGAAAGAAAATCACACCAGGGGCATTTCCACCTTTGTGTGTTATCCAGAACACCCATAGACTATATTATCACGATTGTCATGACATTTCAATCACTGTCACATCCGACTTTAAAGAGCTAATTAAACCATTCGTAATATTTATGTTTTTCTTTTTCCAAGATAATCATGGGTTCAAGTCCTGACTTTATTCTCTGCCAATTAAGAAACATTCTACCAGTCCGGCCATTTCCGTCCACAAACGGGTGAATTTGCTCATATTTTATATGGTGCTCTTTAATTAAATTTTCTATAAATTCTCTGGGTTCGTTTTTTCCATTAATGACTACATCGTTAGCGTTAACACACCACTGTGATATCAAACTTGGAATTGCGCTATAAGGCTCTCCTTCTCGTCCACCCACCCAAACTGGGATTTTTCTAAAATATCCTTTTTCGTCAGGTAATAAAGGTTGGTGAAGCATTAATATTTTATGGGTTTTAAGAATAATTTGGGGACTTAACTCCAATTGGGTCTCCAGGAACTCCCAGGCGTATTCTGCTTGTTTCAGGGAGTCATCATCGTAAACACCTTCTATAGCGTTGCTTTCTTTTAAAAACGAGCAAGTAACTGAATCCATTACAGTCTTTTGAACTTGACCAAATATTTAATAGGTTTTCGGTTGCCGATGTTCCAGTAATTTTGTTGCATGTGTCGGGCTTTATCACAAGAAGAAGCAAACCCATAAATTCCACCAGAAGAACCCAAAATAGCCCACATCTCACGCTCTCCCTCTTCTAAAGGCCACTCCCTAGTGTTGTCCCCAACCAATAAACCACACTTTCGGCAGCAAACAAAAACCCGATCATCGAGTCTTTGGACTTCAAAATGGTGCTCTTCAGAATTACAAGGTTTCATAATCATCTCCTTGGTGCGGGCGAGCTGTTGATAAACGGCAGACTGTATCAACTCAGTCCCCAGCTCTCCCAAGCCTTTAAGTAACTTTCTGCTTGGTCTAGAAAGGAGGTGAGTTGGGTTACCCCAGTCACGATCTTTGTTACAACCACACCAAGCAAATGACTATTGTCATACCTTTAGAAAACCCCAAAGCAATTCTTTATAGCAATCATCACAAAGATGATATTTCCTTCCAAAAAGCTTTCTGATTTTTTGGAACCTCCAACTATGTATAGTGACTGTGCTTGAGTATTTAATATGCTTTCTACACCTAACACACTCGTGGTATGTCATGACAACCAATATTGTATATATCAAAATCCCAAAACTCAACCACGAGACTTTTTCTTCCTCTTTTTTTGGGATTCAAAATAATTCCCTTTCCAAGAGCAACTCCCCCCAACCCTCAAAACCTCAGAAATAGCAAACAACATAGCCTCCTCTTTACTTTTGAAATGCCCTCCAATTCTAGGGTCTTTATTCCTCTGCCAGTTGGGGATAAATTCAAGCATGGAACCTCCTTGGAATCTTTATTGCAGTTGGTTTGACATCTTTGTAACAAAAAGCTAGATGAAACAGCTGCCAATCTATAGCTTTGAATGTTTTACCACACCTGGGGCATTTGATCTTTTCATTTAAGACCTTGGAAACTACTTTTGGGAAAAAACTTTCTGTCATGACTGTCAAAATATTTTGGTAATTTTTTTAAATTTCTCTAACATCCATTTCCTTTTTATACTGCTCCAAATGGAATTCACACAGGTGGACTTTTTGGTTGATATCTCCTTGTTCGTAGTCATACCCTTGGACTTCAAATTCCCCCAAAGAAGGTCTCTTACAAAAATTACATCTGGGTTTGGGTTGGGCATTAACAATCATCATGGCAGACCTGACTAAAAGCTTACTCCTGGGGATCCCTTTGTCTTTACAATAATCATCAATCCTTTGGAGCTTCATTGCGGGGATGGAGATATTAATCCTTGGCATACACAACAGCATACACAACAGTATACACACAAGTCAAATTAAGCTTAAATCATGACCATAAGGACCTTGTGTAACGACTGTGTGTGTTTGGGGAGGTACACGCCCCCGTCCGGCAGTTTAAGGGGGTTACGGTTTGGTTAGGTAAGTTACCACCTTCTGCTACTGACGGGGTTTTGATATGGGGTATATGCCCCATGTTATAGGGATTTTTGAATATATGGGGTATGTTTTGTTATATGTCGCACAATATATGTTGTACGACGTTTGCATGTGGCATTACCTCATGATGTAAATGACTGATAGGCCGTCTTTCCGGCCAGAAACCCCTTAGAATTGATTTAGTGAAGCCGTTATACTCAAGTCATGCCCTGTAAATTAGGTGTATAGCTTGCTTGTGAGCGTGTTTTTAATAGCCCCAAATGAACCTGAACTAGATAGTGATATAAATAGGGTTTTATACAGTTAGTCTTCTGTATTGTGCCCGCCCCATGTCTTAGAGCTTTATGTTTTGGAGTTACTACAATTTCATTGATTGCCGGACATTTATATTATATATGATAATAGGGGCTTGACATTATTTGACTTAAGGTGTACACTTCACTTACCGAACTTAAAATATATGGTAGATGCTTTGATTTATTTATTAGTTGATAGTGGGATAGCTTTATATATTGGCGTGGCCGGTGTATTAGTGGGGCTTATCCTATTAACTGATTTACTCAATAAATAACTATGACCAAACTAAACAAAAGAATAGAAAAGTATTTAACTTACTTTGAAAGCCGTACAAGAGATAACGGCAGTCATTATGTGGTTTTAAAAAGTAATAGGCCTGAAGAGCTATACAATAGCGTTAAAAATGCTCACGGGGATTTATTGCCTGATGATTGGATATATAATACTTACCATTCAATACTAAGCGCAATGGGTGATTATGATATCTCAAGTATTGATGACTTGGAAGACTACAGGCATGAAATAGTTGACGGTATAGTGGACTGCTACACTTCAGAACTCACAAGCTGGCTCAATAGTCACAATTCTAATACTTATTATTTGACTCAAGCGATACAGGAACACGGGGCAAGTGACGGCTTTGATGCGCTGGCATTAGCCCAATACTTAGCGATTAATGAAATATATACAGAAGTTATCAATTTACTAACATGAGCATATTTAACTGTTACAGATGTGACAAGCCTATAGAGTTTGATAACGGGGCATTATGCGCCCAATGTGAAGCATTGCACGATAGCGGGCAGTTAAAATGTGTTGATTGTAGCCGTGTTATAGATGACTACTCAAGTAATGTACACAGGGACTATAAAAGGTGCGTATCATGTGACCAAAAAGCCGTTGACCGTGATTATATTAATCAAGAGCTTGAAAGTGACGACCCGAACTGGAGCGAGTTATTATCAATGGATATTGACGGCAGTGAATTTTAACTAATATGACTAAAAAACAAGCCATAGAATATATAACCGGATTTGATTTATACGATACTATGAACTCATGGAATAATGCCCGGGGCTATAGCTTCAATGTAAAAATTCATAGCTTGCCTTTTACTTCAGAAGAGGTAGACAAGCTATATCAAATTATAAGCGATGAATACTTATACCAAGAGTTTTACTTTCAATTGAATGAAGTAATAGCCGAATATGAGAACATCATCAATAAGTATTGGAACACTCCAAGAGTTGACCCGATGGGGCACATAAACCCGAATGAAGACCCATACAAGCAATTTGAAATAGGCTTCAACGGCAGAAATGGCGGGCATTTAGTGCTTTATAAATGGAACGGCTACAACTATACAGGCACGGGGTGGAGTTTTACAGAAGAGGAACTGCAAGAGATGTCAAGAGATGAAGTCATGCGGATTTATAAAGTGCTTACTATATTTGAAGAGTGCTATCAGGCTTTAATTGAAACATCAAAAGATATTGCCTCTTGGGAAGTTTCAGAAGAAACATACACAGTAAAAAAAACTAGAAAAGTATTTAATATATGATAACTAAAATTTACAAATGGTTGCGGGGTTGGTATTGGTGCATATTTACTAACCGTTGTTATAAATGCGGTGGTGAAGTCCATGTGTGGAGTTGGAAAAAAGCCTATTGTAAAAAGTGTGGAGCTGGAAACTGAATATGGAAAATATAGTTGAACATTTAATCAAGTACAAAGTCATTGCTTTAGTGGGGATGTGGCTTGGACTAGGGATGCTTGGCTTTAACGCTGGTGATGATGCTAAAGGGATGCTTGCTGTGATTGGGATGTTTACAAGTTTCTTAATTTTAGTAAGGGGAAATGAGATAAGGGGGTGAGAATATGCACTATTTAATGTACGCATTAGTAAATAAAGATGAAGCTAGTACAAGCCAAGAGGCTAGGGACTATGTACTAGAAGAGCTACAAAGTGACGGCTCATTCAACGGTGAGGGTGGTAGGTTTAGTAGCCCTATATCCGACTGGTTCGTTATCGGTGGCAGGTGGAGTGGCGACTTATCGGAAAATACTTTTATGAAAGATACAATTAACAAAATGCTTCAAATGGAAAAAGACGCTGATATACAAATAAGAGGTTGCCATTATGGAGATGTCGAGAAACAGGAGAAACAGGCAGAACTTAAAGAGGTGCTGGAACAGATATATCAAGACGCGTTGCCAGAAGAATATCGCGGTAAAGGATTGGTGTTTGATAGGGATACTTATAACAGTAGTGGTTACGAAGATGACGCTATGATTGTTACAGAAGAGATTTGGAATGAGATTATAAAGCCGATTTTAGATAACAAAGAAGAATATGAGGTTGAATATGACTATATCAAAAGAAAGAACGACTATGGCTTACTTGAGCCGATAGTAGCTGATTTGAGTATGGATGGTGAAGATTTAACAGACAAAGAAAGGATTGTTGGTAAGAAATGGATAGTTGTTGTGGATTATCACAACTAAAAGAGCAAGGTTACAGAAACACTAGCAAGTATTAAAGGAAAGCTAGAGCGATATAATCGCAATTAAAAAACGCCTTGAGTTCTTTTACAGTAGATTGTGTGAGTGCCTAAGACGCTGATTTTATCAGTAACCCGCAATAGGTTAAACGCAAGGGGTACGACAGTTCGGCTCACATGGTCTACTTTAAGAGAGTTCTTTTATAGCTAGTCAATATTATATAGGTGCATGGTATCCCATGATAATTGCCATCTGGACTCACCCTTGAGGTAAACGAGAGGTAGCGAACAGCCTATACGGATAGCGGGTACTCGAAGAATGAGATAGTCAACTGCGACACCCTCATTTTTGACTAGCGATAAGAGGACTTAACAGGTTCACATATCAGGGAGTGATTAAATTATATTCCTAGTTGGTAGGTAGTAATATCGTTATCAACGTAAAGAAGCCTGTTAGTTCTCGCAATTAACTAACAAGAGCTAAACGGTAAGAAGTAATTACTCTTACTTATTGCTTTATAGACCTAGTAAGGCTTGATATTGCTCATTCAATGAGTGGGCAATAATGAGGTCTAAAGGAGGTGAAAATATATGAAATACAAAATATTTTGGATAGACGCCACAACAGCAAGGCAACCGTCAAAGATTTTCGAAAACTGGAAAACAATAGACGATGATGGTGTGTGGAAAGAATGCGAAGTGTGGAAATTCATTGAAGCGAGAAGTGATCTCGAAGCGATACAAAAAACGAGAGAATTTGTAGAAGCAAACGATAGGATAATGGATGTTTTCAACTTGTCACGTAGAGGCAGGCTGATAGCAACTGAGGAAGATATTTTTGAATAAGAGAAGAGGTGAATATATATGAACATACAAGAGTTTAAAAACAATATAAATATAAAAGACGCGGAGTTAAACAGAACATATTTGTGGATAGAAACAGACATATGCAGATATGGGCAACACTATCAAAATGCTACAAGCACAATTGATGATATGTTAAACAGATTCGTAATGTTTTACTATCCCATTTATCAGAATGATCTAGTAGAAAACACGGAGCAACACGCGGTAGTAATCAGAACTTATGGAAATAAAAAGAGGGGTAGGGTTGTAGGTAATTAGTTGTCTGTGAATAGCCATTCTTAGGAGTGGCTATCACACAGAAAAGTAGTTACTCGAAAGAAGGGATGCTTTATGGAATACGCCTTAACTGAAGAAGAGCAGAGAACGCTTTGCCAAATATGTGGACACAGGTATCAACACTTGGGTTCTCATGTAGCCAAAGCTCACAAAATGACTGCTAAAGAATATAAGGAAGAGTTTGGATTGGACTTCAAGTTCTCTTTGATATCTTCTGAGGTAAAACAAAAGAAAAGGGATGCTTTTGAAGAACGAAGGGAATACTACTTGGGTAATTTTCTCAAAGCTGGTAAGCGATATCGTTTCAAAAAAGGACACGACGCCAAAAAGCTCAAACGGGTTTCTCAACAAAGCCTACAAAGATTGGTTGAGCAAGCAAATGATATTAACTACAACGCTAGAGGTACTTGCCCCAGGTGTGGTGCCACATTCGACCATCTACAATCGCACTTATACAACGCACACAGATTAGTTTTAGTGGATGTTTCTAAACTCTAAGTAATCTTTTTACCCTTGAGGATAACAGTAAACTCCATATCTTTAAGAGATGGGTCATTTAAGTCTTGAAGTCTTGGCCATTCTGTTTCTGGCACTTCAAACTTCACCACAAAACCCCCACCCCTACTTTCGGGTAGTGGGTGAAGGGATGGTTGATAACCCAAGAACTTAGTCTTGAAGTCGATTTTGTCAGGGCTGTCTGGATGTTTTGGCATTTTTAGTTTGGGATGCTATAGGGATGACTTCCACTTGTTCATATTGTTTATGAAGCTGTGGCGAGTATGCTATGGCAATTTGTTTTTCTCCCACGTCTACAAGGATGGTTTCGATGGGGTGTCCTTCATCATCTGTGCCACTCCATTTGTATTCTAATTTGCGTTCTACCGTTTTGGGAGATGCAATGGATGCTTCAGGACTCAAGACACGGCTCTCCGTTGATCTGGTGGGGTCTGGTGGCATATCTGGTGGCGTTCCTACTTCTACAAAAGGTCGCCTCTCTTCGGGTGATGCCCCAATACTTCTGTTACGCATTACAATTCCAGCTGGAAATGTTTTGCGTTGTACTAAAGGTTTTTCGTTTGCCATGCTTTAAGTCTTTCAGACATTTCTTCTGGATGCTCCCCAATAAATTCTTCCGTGCCCTCCATATTCCACTCCATCTGTGTTGGGTCTGTTTGGCCCCGTCCATCTTCCCCGTAAGTTGCTTCCAGATTATTCTTCTTTTTACCATAAGTCACGACATTTGTCTTGCAGTGGCCATAGTGAAAGACTGTCAAAAGTTCCTCTGGCATCCAACCTGTCTTTATGTCTTCGTTTAATGGGCGACCAAATTTATTCATTTCAGTATTGCTCATAATCCTCCAACCCCCAATAAAGTTCCCATTATGATTTCTCATCAAGGATGGTTTGTGCATATACCAGCCTTCTCCGGTTTTAATATGAGACGGGTCTCGATAAAAATGTAGATATCTTAATCTAAAAGCGTTGGCCTCTGGAGACTGTGCGAGAAACTTTCTAAGAAGGGCTGGGTTGGGAACTTTAAAAACCTCATCCGCATCCATGAGTAAGCACCAGTCTTGGGTACAATGTTGCAAAGCTGCGTTCTTGCTGCGCCCCACAACGAAACGGTCTACCTCCCATGCTCCACCATCTATGAATTTTATCCTTTTATCTTTTAAGTTATAAAGCTTAGGTAATGTTCCGTCTTTGGGGTTGTGGTGATAGCAAATAATTTCGTCTGCAAAATTAAGGGCTGCTTTGACTCCTTCAACCACAGTGTCCTCACGCTCTTTGGGATTCTGTGGAACTACAGTAAAAACACTAATCATTTTTGGATCTTTCGTAACTCTCTAAACTTTTACGGTGTAGTTCCTCTCTGCTTTGTCCCAACAAATCTCTTGTGGCTCCACCTTCATGGAAAATAAAAACCTCTTTTGTAAAAACAGTGCGCCACCCTTTTTCATTTAAGCGTCTATTAAACTCTGGCTCTATGCCATAATCTATTAAGGCTTCGTTAAATCCTCCAACATCTTCCCAAGCTTTCTTTCTGAGCAAAAAAGCAAAACCACTAACACCAGGCCAGTCAATTAATCCTGGTTCTCTCTTTTGCTGGCCTTGGGGTGATACGGGGTTGTTTGTTATTGGACCCAACAAACCAATCTTCTCATCGCTTAGAATTGATCTCATGAAGCCAGAGAGCCAATTTTTTTCGACTATGGTATCGGAGTCTAAATGGCAAATAAATTCTGATTTCGTTTTTTGGGTTTGTTCGTTCCAAATAACACTGAGGGGTTTATTTTCTGGATAATTATTCACAATCTCGAACTTCCAATTGGGATAATTTGTAAACTTCGAGATAGATGCTTTCAGTCTTTCAACGTAAGCTTCGTTCTGAAACTGCTCCGTAAAGATTGTGACATCAGGTTGATTTGTAGTCATAGTTTTCTTTATACCACTCAACTGTCCTCAAAATGCCTTCTTCAAAAGACAGTAGTTGGGATGGTGTTAGTCCAAGGGGGATAAGAGTATAAGGATCCCCTTTAACGATAGATTTCTCAGGTTCTCCTGCACGCATAGGTAGATTTTTGATGCCAGCTTTATTTCCAGCAACCCTATTAACTTGCCCTGCGATCCACTGAACAGTTGTCTCTCGACCAGTACCAGCTTCAAAGATTTTGTCGTATACCCCATGATCTTCTGTTAAAGCCCTTACGAGGACTTCTGCCAGGTCTTTAACATAAATCATATCCATAATTTGCGAACCATCTCCATACACCTCGATAGGCACTCCCTTTAAAGCTCTGACTATAAAGTTAGGGATGATTTTTCTAACTGGGGCATGGTGCTGCCTTTCCCCATAAGCGTTGAGTCCTCTTACAACAGCAATCTGAGTACCATGCTCTTTGTTGTACATCAAAGCAAAACGCTCAGTCGTAGTTTTGGTAATTGCGTAAGAGTTGTTCATAAAATGATTTCCAACCGCAATCTGTACCCCTCTTTTTTTGTGCTGTCTGCATGCCTGGAGAAAATTAAGTCCTCCCAAAACATTCGTCTCCACCGATGGGTATGGGTCGTCAACTGTTTCGGAAGTCCCCAAAATGCCCGCAAGGTTAATTCCCCCGTTATGTTGAAACATTAAATCAGAAACTTGTGTTCGGTCTTTGATGTCACAGAAAGCAAGACTAATTTTTTCCAGTAAGGATGCTGGTGTGTTTACAGGGAATAACCTATCCGCAAGCGTGACTTGATATCCTTTGGAGAGTAAGTTTTCAGCTACATGACTACCAATGAAACCAGTGCCACCAAAAATGATTATTTTTTTCATAAGTCTTTAATCTTTCTTATCACAATTTGATATCTTTTTTCTATAACTTCATAATATCCCTTGTATCCGTCAAGAAAGGCATCAATCCCTAGTTGTGGGTTAAAGGTCTCGTCTTCGTATCTACGCCACTCATAATCATCAAAAATCATTAAACCATCTTTTTTAAGGAGTCGAAAAGCCAATACCGCATCCTCTAAAACATGAACCGACTCGTGTGAGCCGTCAACATAGACAAAATCAAAAAGCCCCTCACTTAAAATTTCAGAAGAGACATCTCGAAGTGTTACTTGAGATTCTCCTTTGAGGATAACTACTTTCTCCTGGTATGGTTTAATGTTTTCCAAGAAGCGTTCATACAAACCCCGTAGACTCACTTTCTTTTCTTCTGAAAGATCCTTGTGGTCTCGTCCTCCGTCAAAGGTGTCACAAGCATAAATTGTGGAATCTTGGTGGATAAGTATGTTCTCCAGAAACCAAACAGTCGATCTTCCTTCCCAGCAACCGATCTCTAAAAATTTGGCAGGACCGTTTCTATGCTTTTCCAAGTAATTTTGAAACCTAGGAATATTGCCAGTAAACCAGTCGGTAGTATACGTCATAATGGTTGCCTCCCAAAAAAGGGAACCCTCTCTGGCCAGATCTCGGTTTTATTCACCTCTTGGCCTTTAGGAAATTCCTCTAATCGTGGTTTTCCTGCAATTAGTCTATCGTAATTGTGATGTTTGAGCCATACCTCTTCTACTGGTCTACATCTTCCATAGTGGTAGATGGGGCACTGAGGCAGCATGATACCATAACCTTTCTCAAAAGCAGATACGCTATCTTTTCCTTTAAACAAAACTTCGTGTAGTGGGTTTCTGAAGTGATACCCGATATTGAGTTTAAATACCCTTCCCTGCCTATCTGGATACATAGATGGCATATAGTGAAGGTTGTCATCCACAAACTCTATTCTTGGGAGTATCAAAAACTCTTTACTCGACAAATATTCTTTAAGAAAAGCGATATCGTCTGGAAACATACACTCATCAGCGTCCAACATTACAAGCCAATCAAAACCTGTATCTTCTGCCTTTTTGATAGTTTCATTCCTGGCATCTGAGAAATTGTTATTCCACTCTCTTTTGTGAACCTGCGCTCCATATTGAGAAAGTACTGCATCTGTTCCATCGGTAGAGTTATGATCCACCACAACCAACCCATCAAAAGAGTCTACTAAAATAGGTAGGTGTCTTTTAAGGAACTTTTCTTCATTGTGGGTGATAACCCCAAGGGCTACTTTCATAAGTGACGTTCAACCTCTTCCAGCCTTTCTTTCATTCTTTGACCGACAGTCTCAAAACTAAACTCCTTAACTGCTAATTGGCGAGCCAGTCTTCCTTTTTCTTTAGCTACTTCTGGGTTGTTGTACACATCCCTAAACATTTCTATCAAATCCTTTTCTCTTGGATTTGCCCATCTCTGGTCGGGTGTATACCAAGGAATCCAGCCCATATCATGCACAGTTTCCAGGTCGTAAGGAATAAGATACGCCTCTTTTGTTGTTAAGTAGTCATGGATACCACCATAATTTGTGGAAATAATAGGGGTCTCTGTGGCTATTGCTTCCATTTGGGGTAAGCCCCAACCCTCTCCTTTATGGGCTGAAACAAAACAATCCCCTGTGGCATGGAGTCTCAAAACATCTTGGCTAGTCATTAGGTTGCCATAAAGCAAAACCTTTGGGTAATGACTAAGGCTAAGTTCTGATTTCCATTTAAGGATGTCTTGCTTGATTCTTTCATACTCATCCACAGAAAAACTACTGCGGTAAACTTTAAGGAGAAGGGTAACATCATTGTTTCCCTCAAAAGCTTTCCAGTAAGCTGTGAGAAGTCCTCTGGGGTTTTTCCTTTCGGTCCACTGGAAAATAGAGTAAAAAAGAAAACCGATCTTTTGTGGCACTTCAAATGGTTTTACCCCTTCATATTTTCGAACATCGAAGGTTTGTGGAAAAGAATAAATAGGAACCTTGATTCCTGATTTCTTAAATATTCGTGCTTGATTTGGAGAAGCTGTCCAAAATTCGTCCAACAAATTGCAGTAGTCAATCCACTCTTGGGGCACTCGATCTGTTTCCCAAAAGAGATGGCCTATGTGATATTTTCCTGGTTCCAGGTATTTGGCATAATTTTCTGGAGTAAGGTGGATGATTTTAATTTTGTAGTCAATATTTCTGTGCTCCAAATCAAAAGCCAGTTTGCCCGTCCAACCCAACTCAGTCTGTTCTGGCACATAAACAACACGCTCTGTGGTGAGATTGACTCCGGCCAGATACAATGCAGCAATATAATTTCGATTAGCCTCCCCATAACCTGAATAGTCTCCCCAGGGTCCTAAATATTTTACGTTTGTCATATTAAATCTCTTCGGTCTCCAAAACATTCCCAAGTTTCTGTGGCTGAGAAAGTGGACTTTCCACCACCCCAACATCTTCTTGTGGGTTGTATTCTTGGGGGACAAGGTCATTTGTTAATTTAAAACCTTTTTTTAGAAGTTGCTGTACATCCACTTCTTTTTCTTCAACTTCAATAAGCCTCCCTCTAGGATTATAAAGTTTAACTCTGCTCATTTTTAATATTTAACTCCTTCTTTTTTTTCTGCATGTCTTCATAAGCAGCTCTTGCGTGAGGCGCACCACAGAAAAAACCCTTTAATTGTGGGTCGTTAACTAAATATCCTATTTTTACGGCCTTGTTACAAAAGTCACATCTCCGTAAATAATCAAACTTTATTTGTCTGCCGATCATGGCAGCGTCAGCTGTCTGGGCCATCAAAATCACCTCCTATCACCATCAAGGCTTTAATGTCTCTCTTTTTAAGAGTTGCTAAAAGCTCCACATAGTCATCATACCTTCTTCGAACAATTAAATCTTTGGCTTCCTGAAGGTAGTCATATCTACCAGGATATTTGTCTCTTATAAAGGTGGCGAAATCGAGAGGGTTATCGTGACCCCATCTATGGCATCCAGCACAAAGAGGAATAGCGTTCATAGGATCCCAACGAATTGCATGGTTCCCTCTTGTGTAAATATGGGCACAATGGAGGTTCCAACCCTCTGCGTATTTACCACATCGAGCACAAACACCAGAAGATCGAATAATGTTAGAGAATTCTATATCACACTTCCTCTTAAGTGTTGAGACAGGCTTGGCCATTCCCCACCAATATAATACAAGAAGTGGGGATAAGCCAAGTGTTAAATGAGAAGTTTGATAAAGTTCTCTTCCTTTTTTAGACCAGCGTTAAGGATAAACTCAAAGTGCCTCAAATAGTAAGTTGAGTTTGCTTGTCTTTGGATTTTTGGTTTCCAAAGTTTATGTTGTAATTTTTGGTAAATCACCCCTAAAGCGGGATTGTCTATGAGTCTGTGGATAGCCATAGCAAACTCTTTTTGTTTCCAACAATTATCTTCAGTGTAAGGTTTAAACTCCAATACTTTTTCAGCAACCCTTCTCGCTTTTGCTAAATCTTTGATTCTAAAATCACCTCTTTTAAAGGCGTTGAATGAATCAAATTTCATTCGAAATTCGTCAAAGGTTAGAATCCCCAAAGAAAAGTTCACTGAGAAACCATAGTCTTTGACAAATTTATCTAAAAGAAGGTAGTCTGGTTTTCCTTGTCTAACATAAAAATTAAGGAAGTCTTCTGATCCCCATTTTTGTACGTTGCTGTTTAGTAACCACAAGTCATTGATAGCGGAATCTTCCATCACCACATAATAAACTGGTAACTTCAGAACCTTGGCTGCTTCCAAACGGTGTTGTCCATCAATAACTTTCATCTTTTTATCAACCAAAATTGGTAAGTATTTTAAAAGATTTTTGGTATTGATTGAGTCAACTAAATGTTGGACATGGGAATCTTTAACCTGCCTGTTTTCCTTAAAGTAGCTAAAGATTGAATAATCAGTAGTCTTTTGTATCTTCACTTTTTATCACCCCCTTTTTATGTAGGGCAGGAGTATCTTAATTGTAAATAATTTAATGTCTTTTTGTTCATCATCTTCCGCAAGTGCTTTCAGAAACCTCTTTGCAGCCTCTTCTTTCGAGTAAGCCATAGTAAACATAGGTGCAATTCTAAATTCTGGACTGTGTAGGATATATGTTTTAGCTTTCATTTTTATCTAATTCACTGGGAGTCATTAATATCTCCTTCAAACCTGGAGGAAGATCCCAACCCCAAGCTTGCCTTGCAAAACCAGCTATTAATGGGCCAAGAAAGTTGTCACTTCTAGGTGGTTGCTCGGATGAGCCTTTGTGTTCTAGTCGGAGGAACTTCCCTTTTTTATCTCTAATGGTGTGATAAACATGAAGCAGAGTGTTTCCTTTAACCCCTTCATAGTGAAGCTCGGCCATAAAATGACCGTTTTTCTTTAGAGTCTCAGTTGCGCTCTCTTCGATTATTTTAATTAATGTTTTTTTCTTTTTGCTCATGTTGCCTTTTCCAATAAGTGCAATTAGGATCTTTACACAGACCGTTCTCGTGCTGAACCCTACTCCAGTTGTCCATTAAACTCAAATTCGCTTCTTTTAGTGTTATCATCAAAGTCAAGATTATGTCAGGTATGACAAGATCTGGGTGAATGATTTTTTGTCTAGCTGTTTCTTGACACAGAAGCACAGTCCCTTTAATAAGGGCACTTAAAATCTCGTAATCCTCAACTGTCATTTCCCAGTTAATTTTCTTATTCATGTTTTTCTCCTAGTTTCTCAAGCACAGGGCAAGTATGTGGTTTTTTATCTAAAATCGGATCCCAAAGGTGGTCTTTGTCTGGAACGATGTGCAAATGAAAATGATCCGGCCTTACTGTTCCAGAGATGGGATCAAAGCGATCAGCTCTAAATCTCCAAAAGTAAACAATCTTTTTAACACCTGATCCATCCTCTCTTTTTAGTTCAGCGTCTAACATTTTTTTTGTTGCATAAGAAACTACCTCAACCATTTCCCCAGCTTCACGGAAAGTCATCTCATGAAACTCCACAAAATGACGTTTGGGCACAATCATGGTATGCCAGCTCCAGTAGGGAGAAAGGTTGGCAATCCACACCCAATAGTGAAATTCTTTAAGTACGATTTGATACTTCTGCCAATCGCAAAAAGTACACACATTAGGGGGAATATTGGGAATAAATCCCTTATCATACTCCTCCCTGGTTAACAATTTAGTTGGTGGTGTTTCTATTATTTTCTGCATACTGCTAAATAAAAATCGTTATCACGAACATGCTCTCCAGAAATCCCAGCTGTGTCCCAGTCTTGGCCCAAGATTTCAATATTGCTAAAAATTGAACCTAGAATGTTTTTAATGGTCTCATAAGGCCACTCGCTTTTATGGAAGGTGTTGTAGTTTCCATTTATATCCCTAGGTGTAGACATTAAAAATATTCCATCTTCTTTAAGTGCCCCCTCTATGGCTTTCAAAACAATCTTGCCTTCCTTGTATGTTAAATGTTCAATAACTTCAAACATTGTTATTAATTCAAAATGCCCCCCATCCTGGTGTTTCCTAAATTCCGTAATGTCTCGTAAAAAGAATTCACATTCAGGGTAGTGTTTTTTTGCGTAGGTAATTGCTTCTTGGGAAATATCTACACCAGTGACGCTGTACCCAGCTTTCCTTAACATGTCACTGCCGTATCCTGTACCACAGGCCATGTCTAAAGCTCGATCCCCTTTTTTGGGCATCCTTACTTCAGACGCAAATCTATATCGCTCTTTATGGTGAGCGACAGTCTGTGGTTTTACCCTTTGGTCATCGGGGTAAATCCTCTCGACTGGATTATGATTTGTCTTTCCCATTTTCGCTTCGGTGTGGGCCAAATAACTATCCCAAACACCGACAGGTAGTTCTTCCATGATTTCTGTAAAGAGCCAAGCAACTGGTCTCAATAACAACTTTGCCCAAAACCGCTTCATATATCATTTCTAATGACGTATAGATTGGGCCAATCTAAACGCCTTAATACATCTAAAGCTAATTGGGTCTGCCCTCTTGGATCAATCCCATTAATCGCAAGCAATAAATGCCTAAAGTGGGTTCCGTGCCCCACCACGGCAACACTACTCACACCCATGTTCTTTAATCTAAAAAGCTCGTGAGCAAAATCCCAAGCTCTTGTGGCACAGTCATTAAAAGACTCCCCTCCTTCGGGAATCCAATCAGGATCATGTTTTTTGTCTTTGTTGTGAATCTCCCAGAAAGTAATGAGTTCTTGTCGAGCCTTGCCAACAAACTGTTCTGGAGTCTTGTACTCATTCAAAAGTGGAGAAACATTAAATGTTCTATCCGGCCAAATAAGTTTAGCTGTCTCTTGAGAGCGTGGTAATTCTGAAACAAATATTAACTCTGGGTTGACAACCTTAGATCTCACAGTGTTAGTGCCAGCATCGGTACGATAATTTCTAATAATTGGGTCATCAGGGCCTTGGCCAACTTTGGTTACTTGAGATATTGTTTTGGCGTGTCTGATTAAATAAACTTTCATAATAATTAGGCAAGGATACGCTGGACTTTAGTCCTGCGAGGAATTGCCTCCTTTCTTCTTTGGTAAATCTAAATCACACAAGTTCCAATGATGGCAATTATCAGCTTGACACACATAAATACAACCTTTGGAATTGCTACCGAAATCGGCATAAACTCCGTGTTTGTTCCTTGCGTGTCCGCAAAAGCATATTTTAGTTTTAGAAACTACATGCTTTTTAGTTTTAGAAACTACATGCTTT